GTTTAAGTCTTCAATCACCTCTTTGAGAAATAACTCTTCGTCTTTGCTGAGTGTCGCTTCTCTCATACGGATAGGGTCTAAGCCGACATCGGGGTTCGGCTGTTTCTGAATCCCCAAAGCTAGACGCTTACTCCTAAACTTGGGGTGCATCGAGTGAAAACAATAAATCGTCCTTCGACACTGAGAGTAGTGCATCTCTAGGGAGAAATACACCGTACTCGTCCCTCCATAGATGGCTTGATTATAGACCCAATTCATAGCGGTCTTGGACTTCATGTGTCCTGTGAACCCTGCAACGATGTAGAGTTCTTTACGCTTGAAGCCACCGAGCGCGCTATCTATCACCTCTAAGCCTGTGAGGGGGGATACCTCTAAGGTCGCGTCTTTGACTTTCTGATACTCCTCCCAAAACCCTTCCCCATCTCCTAGGGCTTCACCCCCGATACTCGAACCAAAGGTGGGGGTCATGAGTGTGTGGAGTTGATCTAGAATAAAGCGCCCTGCGTCTCTCGCCCCTTTGAGCTGCTTTTTCTTCTTCCCCTCTTTCACCTCGATCCCTGTCTTAACAATCTCCTTCACCTTAGTCATGGTGTCGCTCAAGAGGAGAACTCTCGACTCCTCTACAAACTTCTCGATGAGGGCTATAAAGTCTCCTCGATAAGCAGGCACTATCGTGGAAATCGCACGGATTCTATCCGCCTCATCAAACTTGTTATTCGACTCAAAATACTCCACCGCAGTCTCCTGCGTAGGTAGATGCCCATGTTGAGCTACAAAGCCCTTCACATAGTCATGCACCGCGATGTCTGAGGCAAGATCGAACTTGTATATCGACTCCTTGAGGGAGTTGAAGTTCTGAAGCATCGCCTTCTCATCGTCCCCAATACGAGGGTCAGGAAGTACGCTACGGAGGAGTTTCATTGGAACCTCATTGTCTTATGACGAGGAGCGGGCAAGCTCGGGTGAGAGGGCTGTGCTGTGCCGAGTGTAGATGCTGTCGTCGTTGTGGTCGTCATTCGAGGTGCGTTCTTCACCCCTGTAATATTGACCCTCGACCACCCTTCAAGGGCGGCTTCCACCGCCCTCGACCAAGCAAGATGCTTGTTCGGCTCCTGCACTAGCCAAATCGGCTTATTAAGAAACTGCCGTATCCGAATCGTCTCATGCAACACCTCCGACATCGCTGAGTTTCTCGCCACCTTGACCCCTAGGAGTACCACCAAGAGATGACAAGGCTCGGCTAGAGCCTGAAGTGAAAACACATTCAAGTCATGCTGAAAATCAGGATCCGCCATCTCCTCCCCCGCCAACTTCGCCGACCCCAACCACGCTGACAAACAATCCGCGTCAGAAACGATCTTGACGAACTCGTGTGGACGCGACCTCTCCGCCAAGGCACCCCTCAAATGAAGTAAGAAATCTGTCTGAAACCCCGTCACCACCAAGGAGGTATCGAGCTTCCCACTCAACACGGACGGCTTCACAGGATAGACGCTCAAACCCCTCCACGCTTTGTCCGCCTGTGCCTTCAATGCCTTCTCTATCGTACACTCGCAGGGAACCGCCTGTGGCATACCTCTCGGACCATCGTCTCGCTGAGTGTAGCCATACCCCGCACATATTTCACACACCGACATCTTGACCTCCAAATTCATGGGTTATGGGGGGTTATATCAGAAATATCAAGACTTTGCGTCTTCCAAAAGACCATCAAACAACTCAGAAAGCTCCGACTGACCGATCTCGATCATCCCCTCCTCTTCTCCCTCAGACTTGAGCCTCTTACCGAGAACGCTCTCGATGAGGTTCATCTTCGCCCTCAGGGTCTTCATCACACGCTCATCTATCGTCTTAGGGGCTACCAAGTGGTAGCCAAACACCCTGTCATGTATAGACCCGATACGGATCATGCGCCCCACAATCTGAAGATAGTCCCCTGCTGACCACGGAGTGTCATAGAAGATAACAGCCTTCGCGAGCTGTAGGTTCACACCTTCCGCCGCCGCCATCGTGATCAAACAGATGGTGACCTCAGACTTGGGGTCTTGAAATAACTTCTGCGAAGCGACACGAGCATCACCATCTTCCGCCCCTGTGATACGACAGGTCTTTATCTTCTTAGCGTTCAGCTCCTTCTCGATGATGTCCACCATCTGACGGAAACGAGAGAACACGATGACCTTCTCTCCCTCTAGGTCATTCTCAAGAAGCTCCAAGAGAGACTCTAGCTTCCCGCTCTCCCCCTCTACTTCTACAAGAGCAGGGTGATTCGTGATCTGCTGACAAACCGTGACTGCCGTGAGCTTAGATACCTCACGCTCCTTTATCTCACCTGTCTGACGATCATTCACCTCTAAGAGACCCTTAAGAGCCTCATTGTATTTCTCGATCTGTATCTTCGACATCTCACATTGGATGATATTCGTCGTAAGGGGAGGAAGCTCTTTTGCCACCTCATGCTTCGGTCTACCCAAGAAATAAGGGTCGATGATTTGACGAAACGCCTCTATATCACTCTTACGATGACCCACAACGACAGGGATACGACGACCGCCGCCGATCACTTGGTCACGAGTGACGCAGTAGTGGCGCATGAACGCTGCCTTTGATGTGAAGAGACTCGGCACCGTGACTTTGTAGATAGCCCACGCCTCCATCAGTCTATTCTTGATAATAGTCGCAGACAAAGACCATACGCGCTCCGCGCTCCCCGCCATATGCTTACACACCTGATGCACTTGAGCAGTATCGTTCTTGAACGCAGTCGCCTCATCAAAAATCATCACATGACCTGTGATGTTCTGAATGTACTCGAAGTCCATCACCGCTGTCCTATACCCCATGATGAGGGCTTTAGGTCCCGCCGCCTTCTTGAACTCCTCGTAAATCTTGGCGCGCTTCGCTTTTGTGCCAAGTACCTTGAATACTTCCACCCCTATCGTGAACCTCTCAAACTCCGACTCCCATTGACCCACCGCACTCTTCGTAGTGAGTATCACAGCGGGAATGTCGGGTTTCTTATCCCACAGGTAAGAAAGGGCAGCGATGGTTTGGAGGGTCTTGCCTAACCCTGTGTCGTCCCCCAACACAAACCTCGGCATCGCCAATAGATGTAGTATCCCCTGCATCTGATACTGCCTAAGCACGAGCGGAGACCCATCCTCAAACGCCGTCTTAAGAATAGACGAAGTGGGTGCCTTAAGGTCTTCCTTTCCCCTTATCTTCTTCAGCTTCTCTATCGTCTCTAACAACTTGCCGCCATCCATCTCTGATCCCTCTCTCTTGGGTGTTGAACAGGACACACCCCCTCTATATCAGACTACTCAAAGAGCGCCTGTATGAGGTCAGAGTAAAAACCATCAAATCTCGTCTTAGGAAATAACCCTAGCCGTCTCCCCTCTGCCAACACAGCCTCCTCCTCTCCCACCCTCACCAAAAGCCTCGCCATCGCCACCGAACTCCAATACGAGTATGTCCACCTCACAGCGTCATTAATAAGAGCATTTATTTCCGCCTCCTGCACTCTCGTGATGATCTTCTTATCCTGCTTATAGTCCACCCTAAACTTCTCAAAGTCCCCTATTTCTTCCGCGTATATCTGCCCTAGTATCTTGAACTCCCTCGCGAAACGATTGAACTGAGCAGGCATCCCATATCCATACTTGAACTTCCTCATCGCGACCATCTTCACGAGAGGGTCTTGTGAATCAGAGAGTAGCTTCACAATCTCAGCACTCGCGCTCTTCGTGAGCTTGTCCAATATCTGAACCACTAATCTCGTTTCCATTTTACACCTCTACTCTTTGAGATACCCCAAAACCACTACCCCTAGAAATAAAACCACTACCCCTAGAAATAAAACCATTACCTGTGCAGGAAATAGATAAGCGCGTTCTTCTCTCTCGGGTGAAGCCGATATGAGAATATCTCCCTCAAGGGCACCCACCTGTAGGCACAATGCTCGGCGTTCAGTCTAGGCTTAAAAAAATACGGACTTATCGCATAATATACAGTATATGCCTTCGTTGAGTGTTCCCCGAAGAAATAAGACCCACTCGGTGGTGTCCCTATCTCCTCTTGTATTTCTCTCAAAGCAGTCTCATAATGAGTCTCCTGAGGCTCGCTCGACCCACCAGGTAGGTTCCAATAACCCGCCCATCTATCATCAGACTTATTTCTCTGAAGAATAAGCACCGACCCTTGGCAGAGAAATAAAACACCTGCGCCCATCTCAGACCTCCTTCTCTCTATCTCTTAGCTAAGAGATTGAGAGAGATAAGAAGA